GCGCCCGGGGCGTCCAGGCTCACGACGAGCGCCAGCGCGCCCGCCGAGACGTAGGCGTACACGTAGTACACCGTCGAGTTGGCGAGCGTGCCCGAGGCGAAGTGGAACGCGCTCGTGAGCTCGGTCTCCGAGGCGAGCGCGTACGCACCCCACGTCGTTCCGTTGAGCAGCTCCACCGCCTCGATCGCCGGGCAGTAGACCTTGAAGGCGCCGTTGTTGGTGCCGCCCGTGTCGACGCGGGCGCGGCCGTTCCAGACCAGGAGACCGTCGGTCGCGAGGCGCAGCATCGCGCAGCGGTCGAGGGCCTTCTTCGCGCCGAGGTTGAGGTTGGTGGCGTCGGCCGCGTCGCCGTCGGCGACGAGGGTCTGGGAGTCGGTGAACTCGGCGGTGGGCGTGTAGGCGCTGGTCATGGGGCTCCTGGGATCAGACGAGGTTGGAGCGGCCGACGCGGGGGTACCACGGGCCGTCGGGATCTTCGGTGGGCGAGGCGCCGACGACGAACGCGCCGACGATGAGGTCGAGGGTGTAGGTGATGACGCTCCCGCCGACGGTGAAGGTACCGACGACGAGGCCGGGCGTGCCGACGATGGCGCCAGACGCGAGCTTGAGCGCCGGAACCCGGTCGCGGGCGTTCTTCCACTTCGCGAGCGCGCGCCGGATCTCGCCGAGCTGCGCGACGGTCATGTCGCTGCCGACTGTGCTCCCGTCGCCCACCACGAAGTCGCCGACGACCAGCAGCCCGAAGGGCGATGCCTGCCCCCCGACGGTCGCCCAGGGGCCGACGGTGAAGCGCCCGACCGTGAGCGCGCCCGTCCACACGAGCACCCAGAAGCGCGACCACAGCGAGGTCAGGCCGTCGGGCGGCGTCCACTGGTACTGCGCCACGAAGCGCGCGCCGCGGATCTGCGCGGAGGTGAGCGACAGGGCGTAGGCGTAGCCGTAGGGCGTCCCGGCCCACCCGTGCACCTCCCACGCGGCGGCGATGCGCGCGCGGTACGTGGCCGCGGTGTCGATCGGCGAACGCTCGAGCTGCGCGTCGGCGCCGAGGCGCGCCAGCGCATCGTCGGGGGCCTGGCGCCCGCGGCCCTCGGGGTCGACAGCGCCGCCGAGGTACACGCTCTGACGGGCGCGCGTGGCGAGCTCGTCCTTGAGCGTCCCTTGCGCCTTCGCCCACGCGAGGCCGTACGGCCCCCGGAGCGCACCGGGCATCAGGTCCGGCTGGTGCTGGGCGTAGGTGCGACTCACACGACGTTCCAGGTGAGCGCGACGGTGAGCGTGGCGATCTCGCCGTTGTTGATCGACACATCCGCCGAGGGCTGTGTGATGTCGGCATCGAGGACGCCCGCCGCCGCGTAGAGGCACTGGTACAGGCGCCCGAGGTCGACGTCCTCGGCGATGTCCAGCGCGGCGAAGTAGGTGCTCAGCGCCGCCGTCGCCCGCGCGCGGTTGGCCGTCGAGTCGGAGGCCGCGGCCACTGTGATCGTGGCGATGAGGGACACGGTGACGGCCGAGGCGGACTTGATGCCCGAGTCGGCCGCGGTGGTGGTGTTGTCGGTGCCTGGCTTGTTGGCTTCGACCCACGCCTTGACGGTGGCGACGTCGCTCGATCCGACCGCCCCCGAAGGCCCAGCGAGCCAGACGGTGACCTTGCCGTCGCCCGCGCCCCACACCACCTGTGCGCGCGTCACCTGCGCCTCGACGCCGTGGCCGGTGCGCGCCCAATACTCATAGGCGCTGTCGTTGGCCCCGCGCCCCAGCGTGCCCCACTTCGCGCGGCACCGGGCGCGGACGCTGGCGTCGGACTCCTCGGCGGCGCCAGAGCGGGTGATCCACGTCCCCGAGGCGTACGCGGGATTCGAGACGGAGACGCCTGCGAGGGCGGGGCTCACCAGGACGGTGATGACGGTCCCGGTCGCGACGTTGTAGTCGGCCCCGCTCGCCTCGGCCTCGACGAGCACGTCCACGGGCGCCGCGCTGGTGATGGTGATCGCCGTGGCATTGACGCTCCGCCACCGGCGCGCACCATCGCTCACCAGCAGCCCGGCCGCGGAGATGGTGTAGGGCCCCGCGCCGCTCGCCACGGTCACGCGCACGTACCCGCGGCAGAACACTGCCGGGGTGCGCGTCACCTGGAAGCGGCTGGCCGCGTGCAGCGTCAGCCAGGGGCCCTCGGCGTCGTCGAGGAAGGCGCCCTTCGCGATGCTCGCCTGGGTGCTGTGCAGGTCGGCGAGCGCCGTGGCGTCAGCCTTGAGCAGCGTGCGCGGGACGCTCCCGGCCTGCCACGAGGTCGTCGGGAGGCCCTCGTCCCGGGCGACGCCGAGGCCCTCTTCGAAGAGAACGTCGCGGCTCTTCGGGGTGATGAGGTCGGAGACGGTCGCCATGGTCAGCTCACCTTCAGCACGGAGACGGTCACGTCGGAGACGGCGAGCACCAGGGAGAACGGCCCGGCCGCGTCGCTGAGCCGCACGGAGACCATGAGGGCGCCGCCCGCGAAGGTCGCCACGGCGCTCGCGCTCAGGGTCCGCTCGTCCTTGAGCGCCTCGCGCTCGACGAGGGATTGCACCTCGAACACCGCCCGCGGCCCCACGTCGTCGCCCACGAACGCCCGCAGGTCGCTCCCGTAGTCCGGGTCGTCGCCGATGCGCTCGAGGTCGCCGCGGGGCGTCGCGAGGCGCCGGGCGATGGCTTGTGCGTGGGCGAGTCGGCCCGACACCAGCCGGAAGCCGGGGTCAAGGTCGGTCACCGCGAAGACGTCGACGCCGAGGTCAGCCACCGGGCACCTTCAGGACGGAGGAGCCCTCGGCGATGGTGCCGAGGGTCGAGGGAGGCGACGGGGGCGGCGTGGGCGACCCTGCGAGGCGGGCGTTCACTGCGGTCATCCACGCCGTCATGGCGGCCGAGGCGCTCACGTCGTCGCCGTCGCGGGCGACCTTCACGTCGCCGTTGTTGACGCGCACCACGGTGGCGTCGCCCAGCTCCCAGAGCAGCGCGACGGGCCGCGAGGGGTCGCCGCCCTCGAAGCCGAGCAGCACCCGGGCGCCGGCGCTCACCTCCACAGAGAGGCCGCGCAGGGTGCGGTACGGGATCGACGCAGGGGAGCCGACGCGCGGATCCTCGGCCTGGAGGTCGAGCGTCCCGTCGGCGCGCTGGGCGACGACGCGGCACGGGTACAGCGCGAGGTGGTCGACGCGCCGGGTGAGGGCATCGACGAGCCGCCCGAAGGCCGCCATGAGCGCGGAGCGGGTGTCGCTCACGACGCGCCCCACACGGTGCTGGTCACCTCGTCGCCCTCGACGCGATGGACGACGCTGTCCACCTGCACGGCCGTCGGGCCTGCGTCGAGCGGGAGCGTGACGGCGACGCCGGGGTCGATCCCCAGGACGCCGCCTGCGAGGTCGTAGCGCCGCTGCCGGGCGTCCTCGCCCACGACGGAGACGTCCGCGAGGGTGAGCGCCGGCCACGTCTCCGCGCCCGCCCACACAGCGCCCGCGCGGGTGACGCGCCAGGGGACGCCTGCGTCGCGCGCTGCGTCGGCGACGGTGCGGGCCGCGGTGCGCGCGAGCCGCAGGTAGAGGGCGAACGCCCACCGGGAGAGGTCGACGCCCGCGGCGAGAGTCTCCCCGGCCTCCCTGACGGCATCAGCAAGAACGTCCTGCAGCGTCCCTGTGCGGTAGCTCGTCGCAGGGAGCCCGATGCGCAGACCGCCCGCGCCGCCCACGATGCGCCCGCGCCAGGTGCCCGCGTGGAGCCCGCCCGCGATCACGGTGCCCGACCACGGCGCGCCGGTCTCGGGGGTGAGCGTGACGCGGCCCGCAGGGGCCGTCTCTGCGGCGACCTCGAGGTCGGCGACCCACACGCCCACGCGGGGCGCGGTGATCGTCGCGACGAGGACGGGAGCGTCGTTGAGGAGGAGGGCGGCCATCAGTCAGGGTCGGCGGCGCCAGCGGCGGAGGGAGGCGTCGCGGCGGCGGGCGGGACGGCTTCGGTGCCGCTGAAGGCCGTGGCGTTGGCGCCGAGGTCGGGGCGCTGCTGGACGGTGCGGGAGCGCGAGCGGCCCGCCTGCTGGGCCTCGGCCCGGTATTCGACGAGGGAGATTTCCGTCGTCCACAGGGTCGGAGACCCCTGCGTCAGCGAGCCCATCTTCTTCGCGTACACCTCGGTGATGCCCGCGAGCGCGAGCGCCGGATGCGCGCAGGAGTAGGCGGCGCGGCGGGTGGGGTCGGCGCCGCGCGGGAAGAGCAGCCGCACGAGCGCGTCGAGCTGCTCGAAGTGCTTCGACTCCCACAAACGCAGCGTCAGCGTGATCTCCGCGAGGTCGTAGCCCCGGTCGCGGATGCGCGCGCCGTCGCGGCCTGCGGAGTGCCTGCGGTCGAGCTTGCGGGTGAGGAGGTCGCCGCCGAACTCGAAGGCGCCCGTGAAGCTCAGGCCGCCGATCACCAGCGTGTCCCAGCTCTCGGGGTCGTCGATGGGCGAGGTGATGGTCAACCGAGCTGCTCCGCCATGCCGCCGAAGATGTCGACGAGGCGCTCCTCAAGGTGGTCGCCGATGGTGCGCGCCGTGTCCTCGTCGCCCGCGCCGCGCTGCACGATGATCTGCACGGAGATGCTCGCGCCACCGCCGAGCCCGCCGCGCGGAGGGCGGGGGTCGACGATGCCCGCGACGGTCGCGTCGAGGGGGCCGCTGCCACGGGCGATGCCGAGCTCGATGCCGGCTGGGATCTGGCGGCCGATGACGTCAGCGAAGACGCGCGAAGGGGAGGCGATCCCGAGGGCCGCGCGCGCCGACTGCACCGCGCTGGTGCCGAGGCCCGAGACGGCTGCGCCGAGGCGCCCCACGCCACCCGTGATGCCCGCGATGATGCCGTCGACGATGTTGGTGCCGACCGACGTGAACATCGCCCGCACGCTGGTGATGCCCGCCGCGACGAGGCCGCCGATGGTGCCCCACAGGGCGGTGATGGTGCCGACGACGAGGCCCATGCCGGCCGTGAAGGTCACGACCGCGCCCGCCGCGAAGCCCAGCGCCGAGCCGATGCCACGCGCCGCCGTTGCGATGAGCGCCAGCGTCCGCGCCGAGGGCGGCCCGCCCGAGAGCAGCGACCCGAAGAGGCCGCGCAGGGGAGCGATGCCCGCCATGAAGCCCGGCCCGAGGGCCGAGACGAAGGCCCGCACCACGGGCCACGCCGCGGTCGCAAAGCGGGCGATGGACTGCACCGCGCGACCGACGAGCCCGAAGGCACCGACGATGTTCTGCACGCTGAACAGCCGCCCGAAGAGGCCCCCCGCCGCGTTGGCGGCGCCCGCGATGGCGCCCTGGAGTTGCCCGGCCGCGGGCCCCCCGGCAATGAGTGCGTTCGTCACCGCGATCAACGTGTCCTTGAAGGTGCGGATGCCTGGGAGGTTCCCCAGGTCCATCCCCACGATGAGGTTGAAGATCGCGTTGCGGGCGTTCGAGAGCGCGCCCGTGAGGGTGTTGGCCTGGTCGCGGGCGAAGCTGCCCAGCGCCCGGCCGCGGTCGAGCCGCGTCTGCACCGCATCAAGCGCGGCCTGGATGCCGACGCTGCTGTTGACCCGCCGCTGTCGGATCGCTTCGAGCGCGGCCCGGTTGCCCGCCTCGCCCTGGCCGAGGCCCATCTGCCGGGCGATGCTCGCCAACACCGCCTCGCGGGAGACGTTGGCGTTCTGGAGCTGAAGGAGCTCCTGCCCCTGAAGTTGCCCCGCGGCGCGGATCTGCGAGAGGGCGAAGCTGAACCCCTCTTGCGACCGCTGGCCGAAGGCCGCGCCGAGGTCGGCGGAGGCCGCGATGAGCGGCTGAATCTCACGCTCGGCGAAGCCTGCGATGGCGAACCCCGCCGTCTGCTGGATGATGTCCTGCGTGTCGAGCGGGGTCTGATTCGCGATGGTGATGGCGTTGCGGAACTGCCGCCCCGCTGCCTGCGACGAGCCGAGCACCGCCTCGAGCGCCGTGAGCGACGACTCCCGGAACGAAGCGATCTCCACGACGCTGCGCGCCGCGGCGGCGCCCACCTCCGCGAACGAGCCGACGACCCCGGCGAGCGCCGACGCTGCGCCGACCGCGAGGCCCCCGAGGAGCCCCAGGCCCGTGCGGGTGCCCTGCGCCAGGAGCCGGGTGTTCTCCTGCGCGCGCCGGGCGTTGGCCGCGGCCTGACGCGCGGCGTCCCGCTGAGCCCGCGCCGCATCCCGCGCCGCCGTCCGCTGGAGGCGGGTGAGCTCGGCGCGGTACGCACGCAGAGAGTCCCGCGCGCGCTTGGCGCCGGGTGACACGCCGTCCCGGAGGAGGAGGCGCCAGCGGAGGGTTTCGTCAGCCACGGCGTTTGCGGTTGGGGGTCGAGGCGGAAGGCTTCGAGCTCAGGGACTTGAGCAGCCCGCGGAAGCCCGCGAGGAACTCCACGATCTGGTAGGCGCCGGCGCGGGCCTCGGGGTCGCCGTGGTCCGCGCCCGCCAGCGCCATCAGGCAGTCGGCGGCGACGTCGGGGTCGCGCCGTCCGCCGACGAAGAGCTCGGCGGCGAGGCGGCGCGAATCGGCAAAGGGCCGAGGGCGAGCGCCTCCGCGGTCTCGCCGAGCACATCGAGGAGCGCCGGGAACTCCTCGCCCATCGCGTCGAAGTCGGCGCGCAGGGCCTTGCGCGCGTCGTCGGTCGAGGGCGCGGCCACCGGGACGAGCATCGCCCGCGCGAGCTGCACGGCCGCGTCGGCCTTCGTGGTGGGGTCGGGGCTGTTCTGCTGCGTCTTGAAGCGCTGCCACAGGCCCCGGAAGCCGGACCGGGGCACCGCCACGCACCAGACACGGCCCCCGAGCTCGAGGACGGCGATCCGATCGCCGTGGATGGATTCGGCCTGCGCACGCAGGGCGTCGAGGTTGATGGGCTCGCTCACGACGCGACGAGCTCCGTGCCGTCCTGGAAGCACCGCAGGAAGGTGAACTTCACCTCCACCTCGCTCGCGTCGGTGCCCTCCTCGGCGCTGTGGTCGCTGCCGATGACGCGGCAGTCCTCCAGCTTCGCGGTGTGAACGTCGCCGTCCTCGTCCCACTGGTGCACGAGGGTGAAGCGCTTGCGGGAGTAGTTCGTCCCCGCGGTGGCCAGGAAGGCGGCCCACCCGCTGCGGTAGAAGGTGATGGAGGAGTCGCCGGGCTTGTAGCGCCCCGGCACACGCCCGCGGGGCACGCGCGACGCGCCGTAGACGGGGTCGCTCCCCTCGACCTCTTCGGCGTACTTCGCGCCCTTGATGTCGGTGATCTTCTCGCCGTTGATCTCCAGGCGGTATCCCGACCAGGAGTGCTCGTGTCCGTTGCTGTTCATGGGTCAGCCCTTCACGCCGCGAGGCGGTAGCCGATGGTGGCGGTGACGGTGTTGACGGTGCCGCGCGGGACGATGGACACCGCCACGCGCAGGATGCCCGTCGAGAGGATGTTGTCGGTGCGGTTGCAGAGCGCGGCGACCGCCGTGACGTGCTCGTTCGGCGCCACCTTCACGGCCTGCGCGACGGCCGCGGCCACCTGCTGCTCGATCGCCTGCGCGGCGGCCTCGGTGATGCGCCCGGTGCCGTTCGTCTTCGTCTCCACATCGTCGCCGACGTAGAGGGCGATGGCCGGGAGAGCGGCCCGCGCCGCGGCGCACATCACGCGGATGCGCTGGATCTCGCTGAAGTCCGACGTGGCCGAGGCCATCGTGCGCGCGGTGATGAAGTACTCCCCGCGCGGGCGGCCCTGCACCGTCTGGAAGCACATGAAGCGCGCGGAGTCGAGCGACGTGTACGTCCGCCCGTCGTGGAAGACGCTCGACGCGTCGCCGTCGGGGTAGAGACCCGTGACCGGGCCGTTCTTCACCTTCAGCGGGCTCTCGTGCAGCCGAGACGTGAGCAGCCGAGCGGCGGCGACGCGGAGCCCCGTGCGGCGCTGCGCGCTGTTGTCCACCGCGCTGACGACGAGGGCCTCCCCGGCGAAGACGAAGCCGCAGTTCTCGAAGTCGTAGCCCTGGAAGCCCGGGTCCGCGCCCGTGATGCTCGTCGCCCAGGCCGCGGCGGTCTCGCCGGTCGACTGCCCGCGCGCCTCGCAGAGGGCGAAGGTGTACGCGCCCGCGGTCTCCCGCTCCGTCACCCAGGTCTTCACCGTGGCGATGCTCGTGCGGTCGACGGCGCCCTCGATCATCACGAACTCGAAGTCCCGGCCGCTCGCGGCGAGCGCGTCGAGGGCGGCGTCGAGGCCCGAGGTGTTCCACGTGGGGGCCGCGGTGCGGAGCCGGTAGATGTCGCCGACGACGCACGAGGCGGCCGAGAAGGCGAAGGTGACGCCCGTGTTCGGCACCTCGTAGGAGCCCGACACGATCGACACCTCCTCGCCGTAGGTGCGGCCCCCGTCGAGGGAGACCTTGATGGCGGCGCCGGCGGCGGGGGTGGCGGCGGCGCGGACGATCTTCGCGCGGAAGTCGAAGGCGTCCACGGGCGTGCCCGAGGCGGTCACCACCGTGCTGCCGGTGGCGTCGGCACTCGTCGGGCAGTTGGCGCCGACGGAGAGCCAGTAGTCGGTGAGAACGAAGGTCCCGTCGGTCCAGGCCAGCGACAGGCCCGTCGACCCGATCGACTGCGGCGTCGCGCTCACGTCGATGGCGTCGTCCAAGAGCCAGGTCGCGCCACCGTCCATGCTGACCTGCACCTTGGGGTTGCCCGCGATGTTGCTCGCCGCGGTGGTGACCTTCACCCGCACCGCGTAGGGCTGGTCGGGCGTCCCCGTGAGCGCGGGGATCGCCGTGGAGGTGCCGGACACCGCAGCGAAGGAACCCGCGCTCGACGAGCCGCCGCCCTCCTGCGCGACGCCGCCGAGGACGCCCGCGGTGGTGCTCGTCGCGCGCACGCCGATCACGGGGCCGCCCGCGTGCTTGAGGATGTGGGCGAGGCCCTGCACGAGGGGGCCGCGGCCCCACGTCGTGCGCACGTCCTCGGGCGTCGACACTTCGACGGCTGACGCGACGGTGCCAGACGAGCTGCACCCGATGACCGCGATGGGGCGGTCGAGGTTGGGGCCGATGCCGAGGCCGCCATCGAGGATTTCGAGGCTGGCAGATCCGAGGGTCATGGGGTCTCTCCGAGGTGCAGCACGCCGTCTCCGGTCGTTGCCGCGCTGGTGTCAGGGGTGGCGGAGGTGACAGCGACGCGCGACGGGGCGCGGTCGAGGACGGCGATCGACCAGCGCCAGGACAGCACGACGGCCTCGCCGTAGTCGGTCACGGCGGCGTCGTCGTTCCAGTCCTCGCCGAGGAAGGGGATGCGCCCGCCGTAGCGGCGCTGCATGGCGGCGAGGACGGCGGTCGCGAGGTCGGAGGCGGCGTCGAGGTCGCGGCCCCAGCACACCGCGCGCAGCGTCGGCTGGCGGGTGAGGAGCGAGCGACGACCCGCGGGAAAGGCGGTCTTGACTGCGGCCGCGCCCGTGCCGCTGCCGAGCACCCACACGACGCGCGGGGGCGTGTCGGCGACCACCTGCGTGCGGCGACCGATCGCGTAGGAGAGCGACACGGAGGTCGCGCCGTCAGGGCCGAGGCCCGTGATCGCGGCGCCGTCGTAGCCCACCACGTCGCCCATGACGGCTTCGATTTCGGCGGTGATCGTGCGTGAAGCGGTGTCGGCGCTCATCCGAGGATCGTGTCGCGGAAGGTGCTTGTCGCGACGGTGGCGAGGCTGCGAGCCCAGGGCGCCGGGAGCGAGCGCAGCGGGAGGTACGGCCGCGCAGGGATGCGGCCCGCGCTGGTGAACCGGCCGCGGGCGTCGCGTCCGCCCGCGCCGCGCCCCTTCGAGCCGTAGAGGTGCGTCAGGGCGCCGGGGTGGCGCACGAAGATCAGGAGGCCCTCGCCGATCACAACGACGTTGCCAGCCTGCTCGCGCAGCTCGCCCGAGGCGTACAGCGGGCCGCCCTTGTTCGCGCGGCCTCGGGCGCGGGCCTGCTTCAGCGGGCGCCACTTCGTACCGCGGGGCGCGGTCGAGCGGTCGAAGCCGCTGCGCACCAGCGCGGAGAGCATTGGGGCGGCGCGACGCAGCACCGTCTCGCGGAAGCGCGCCGTGCCGAGGTCTGCGACGCCTCGCATGATGCGGTCGAGCGCGGCGAAGTCCCCGGTCAGGCTCACCAACCCCTCGTGCGGTTGCTGTCGACGCGCGGCGAGCTCGCGCGGGCGTGGCGCGTCGCGGCGGGGGTCGTGTTGCCGCCGGAGACGTGGGCCCGGCCGGAGCTCACGTGCCCGAGCCAGGTGACGGCCTCGTCGCGGCCGTCCTTGAGCGACTCGTCGCCGCCCGCGTTGGGGCTGTAGCCGCGGGCCCTGAGCAGCTCGTACGCGGCGATCTTGCAGACGGCGCTCTTGAGGTCGTCGCCGTAGCCCGTCAGCGGGAGGGTGTAGCGGCTGCGCATGTAGCTGTCGGCGGTGTCGGACGCAGCCTCAAGGGCGGCGTCCTGGTCGGCGGTCGAGACGCCCGTGAAGGCGGCCTCGCGGAGACCGAGGCGGTAGAGGTCGGTACGGCTGGCGTAGGCCATGGTGGTGGGGTGTCCGGGGCGGTGGCGCGAGGGAGGCGCCGGTGTTTGGGGAGGGCCGCCCCGGTGGGCGGGAGGGAGTCAGGCGGGAGGAATCAGGCCTTGCACTTGGCCGCGAGGAAGAAGGGCCCGTAGGCCCCGCACCCGCGGGCACGCACGCCGCTCACGAGCTCGCCGTCCCAGAAGACGTTGTCGTCGTTGTCGGCGTGCTTGTGCGTGATCTTCGGCGCCATGCGCTCCACGAAGGCGAGGGGCTTCGTGGGCTTCGTGGTGTCGAGGATGTAGTAGTCGGTGTCGCTCCCGCCCGCGTCGGCCGAGAGCTCGGAGAGCACCAGCGGGGTGAGGCGGCCGCGCATGGTGTTGTCGACGCCCGCCGCGGCGGTGTTGCTGCCGAACACCTTGGCGATGATGTTCGACTCGCAGATCTCCATCGCGTCGTCCTCGAGCGCGGGGGGCACGACGAGGAGGTTGGGGGAGATGCGGAGGCTCCGGCCGTCCTCGCCGACCCAGCCCTTCATCTCGGCCACCACCGCGGCCACGTTCGCCTTGGTGAGCGACGTGGAGGCGAAGAGGTTGTCGATCGTCGCGCCGGACTTGAGCGCGTGGTCGTTGGCGAAGAAGGCCTTGCCGTCGAAGCCGAGACCCGTCTCCCCCGCGAGGAGGACGGCGATCACGAGGTCGTCGGGCCAGAGCTCGACCTGGGTGCCCATGTCCATCAGCGTGTGCGTCCAGGCGCCGATGTTGTCGTCCTCGATCTCCGTGAGCGGGATGCCCACGGTGGCCTCGAAGAGGTCGGGGGTGACCTGGTAGTCGTAGGCCTTGCCGCCCACGGTCTTGCGCTCGCCCTCCCACTTCCGGAGGCGCGCGGTGGCCGCGTGCATCGGCATGGAGACGTGCTTGGTGGAGGCGCCGACCCGCATGGCGATGCGGTTCCAGATGGGGTTGGCGGCGCCGCGGCCGTTCTGCATCGCCTGGGAGATGGCGACGCGCAGGGCGCGCAGCGTTTCGGGAGTGACCTGGAGGCTCATGGTGGTGGGGTTCCTTCAGCGGTTGGGGCGTGAATCACGCCAGGGTGGTGGGGATCACGCCCCCGGGCTGCACGTCGATCAGGGCGAGGTCGCCCGCCGCCGCGGACTCCTCCAGGCAGACGCCCATGGAGTAGCTCCCGACGACGTTGGAGCCGGACACGGTGCCAGCGACGGCCGCCTTGGCGCGCCCGGTGGTGACGGCGACGGCGACGTGCACGCCCTCGGTGACGACGTCCTCGAAGAGGGCGCGGATGCGGCCGCGGCGGCGCACGATCGCGACGGCGCCCGACGCAGGCGCGTTGACGAGCACGCCGAGGGCGGCCTGGCCCGCGGTGGCCGCGAGCACCACGGCGCCCGACGAGTTGAGCCCGACGAAGCGGCTCTGCCCCGTGGTCGACAGGTCCGCGCCCGCGAGGAGGAAGATGTCGTCGCCCGAGGGGTCGTCGGGGGGCGTGCCGCCCATCTCGACGTAGACCTTGCCGTCGCTGTCGACGTCGTAGACGCGGCCCGCGTAGGGGTACTCCCCGGTCGGGTTCCGCAGCGCGACGGTCTGGTTGTCGACGGCGTAGCAGGGGCGGCCGACGTGGAGGTCGGAGAGGGCCTGCGTCGTGCCGGAGTTCGTCCAGCCGAACACGCCGCGCTTCACCTTGCAGGTCTTGGCGCCCGACGCGCCCGCGCTGTTGTCGACGTACTCCTCGGAGCGACCGATCACGCGGAGGGTGGGGTCGGCGCTCGCCGGGACGAGGTACCCGGCGGCGGTGAGGGCGACCATGATCCCCTGGAGGATGATGGTGGACGCCAGCACGGGCATGGGCGGGAGGGAGCGGGCGATCGGGTGGTCGCCCTTCTCGGGGGTGAGGATGGACTCGGTGGCAGCGGTCATGGCTCTGGTGTTCCTTCAGGGTTGAGCGCGGGGATCAGCCCTGCGCGGCGAGGGCCTTGGCGTAGTCGTCGGCGTTGAGGCCGAGGGAGGTGGCGATCTCCATCTGCTCGGCGGTGAGGGAGGCGCCGGTGGCGCCGGGCTTCGCGGGCGGGCGGGGGGCGCCGTTGGCGCCGACGGTGACGGGACGGGCGGCGAAGGCGCGCAGGGCGCTGTTGCTCATGCCGGTGGTGAACGCGCCCTCGTTGCCGTCCTCGGCCCGCTCGGCGGGGGTGAGGCGCATCGAGGCGACGGCGGCGTCGAGGAGCTCCGCACGCTCGCGGGCGGCGGCGACCTTGCGGTCGGCCTCCATCTGCTCGCGCAGCTCGGCGGCGGCGGCGGCGTCGCGCTTCCACGCGGCGACGGTGCCGAGGGCCGCGTCGTCGGAGTCGGCGCCAGTGGCGGCGCGCACCTGGGCGCGGAGGTTGGTGAGGGCCTGGACGGCGGTGACGGCGTCGGCCTCGGTGGCGACGCCCAGCAGGGCGAGGAGGGGCATGGTGCGTCCGGTGGCGCGCGTGGCGCCGGTGGGGGTTGATCGGGAGGCGAGGGAGCGTGCGCGCTCGAGCGCGACGGAGAACGAGCCGACGTGATCGGCGAGGCCCGCGGCGACGGCCGAGGGGCCGATGAGGACGCGGGCGTCGAGGCCCAGCGCAGCCTTGGCGGTGAGCGCCGGGCGGCCCGCGGCGACCTCCGCCGCGAACACCTGCGCGAGCTGGTCAACGTCTGCCTGGAGGCGCGCGCGGGCGTCGTCGCTCAGCGCCACCGCGGGGTGTCCGTCGGCCTTGGCGGCGCCGCTGGTAATGAGTGCGACGGAGACGCCCTCGGCCGCCAACTGCTCGGCGTAGCTCTCCACCGTCATGATGACGCCGATCGACCCGACAAGGCCGGTGTCAGGCAGCACCACCTCGTCGGCGGCGCAGGCGAGGGCGTAGGCCGCCGAGCAGGCCATCTCGTCGACGTAGGCGACCAACGGCTTGCCCGAGTCGCGGGCCATCGCGCGGAGGGTGCGGACGGCCTCGAAGCACCCGCTCACCTCGCCGCCGGGCGAGTCCAGGCGGAGCACGACGCCGCGGGTGTCGCGGTCGCGGAAGGCGGCGCCGGCGCGGGCCACGATGGCGTCGTACCCGTCGCCCGAGAACATCCAGCACGACCATGCGCGCTGAGCGAGCGGACCCGAGACGCCCACCACCGCCATGTCGCCGTCGCGCTCGAAGGGGTCGGAGCCGCCGCCCATGCCGCGCGGGCCCTCGGCCTTCGGGCGGAAGCCCGCGGCGCCGCGGATCGGGTCGAGCGCGCGCGGGTCGAGGAGGAGCGGGCGCGCCAGGGCCGCGCCGAGGGCGGCGCGGAAGCTCGGCGGCATCGTGAGGTCGTCGTGGGGCATGGGCTCAGTCCTGCGGCGGGGCGTCGGGCGCGGGGGTGGGGTCGACGCGGCGGCGCAGGGGGACGCCGAAGCGCTGGGCGAGCGCCTCCAGGTCAACGTCGAAGCCCTGCGCCTGCGCGGCGGCCTGCCAGGGGGCGAGGGCGTTGCCCGCGGTCTGGAGGGTGGTGGCGAGCGCGGAGGCGTCCGCCGGCGGCGTCGCGTCCCAGACCGGGAGCGGCGCCAGGTCGGCGTCGCCGAAGTTGAACACCGCCCACGGGCGGAGGATCTGCGACCGGATCGTCTCGGCGATGCCCGCGGCGTCGGCTTCGAGGATGTCCTGGCGGATCGTGCCGAGCTCCACCGCCTTCGCGTAGGAGCCGCCCTCGGTGGCGTTGTTGGCCTGCCCCAGCAGCTCCACCGCGATGCTGATGTCGCAGTGGCGAAGGACGTGCTCGAAGCCCTGCCACGCCGTGAAGTTCTTCGGCTCGATCATCTCCAGGCCGAAGCCCTTCCCGTCGCGGTCGCGCGGGAGGAGCACGATGCCCTCGGAGCCGAGGGCGCGGAGGTCGGCGAAGAAGTCGTCCTTGTCGTCCGCGGCGGCGGTCTCGGGCACGACGGCGCCCGTGATCGGCAAGCCGTGCTTCTCGCTGAACCGCGCCCAATCCCGCCGCGAGAGGCCGCGCAGGAGGTAGGGGATCGCGAGGCCCCGGATGCTGGCGTCCATCCAGCCGCGGTCGCCGTCGGGCTGGTGCAGGAGCCAGGAGCCATCGCCCGGCGTCGCGTCGAGGAGGCCCTGGTCGCTCTGGGCCTCGAAGCGCCGGGCGTAGTCGTGCCAGCGCAGGTGCTGCGGATGCCACACCTCCAGCGAGGGCCACCACCGGCCGCCGCTCGACGACCACTCGCAGCGCGCCGCGGACACGCCCTGCAGCACGCCCCAGCGAAGCACCTGACGCACGAGCGGCGCAGGGAAGAGGCGCGGCCACGCGGCGGCGAGCTCGGCGGCCACGGCCTTCGCGCGGCGCTGGTCGCCGGTGGGCGACGGGTCGAGGCGAAAGGGGAGGCCGGTGACGGCGAACGTCCTGGTGCGGAGGTCGGCCTTGATCCTGTCGTCGCCGCGGCACGCATCGGCCAGCAGCGCCGAGCGGGAGAAGTCGCCGTCGACGTGCAGCCGCAACGCCGAGCGCACCTGACCGACGCTCCACTCCGTCGACACGAGGTCGCTGGGCGAGCGACCGCGGACGACGCGGGGGCGGCGGGGGATGTCGGAGGTGGGGTCGGGCACTGCTACCAGCGGTCGTGTCGTGCGGAGCGTTCGCGGCGCGGGGGCGGGGCGGGGGCGTCGTCGGGGGGCGTTGCGGCGCGCAGGCCCGCGCGGGCGTCGCGGTAGGAGGCGGGCGGGCCGTCCTCGAGCATCAGCGCCGTCAGAGCCCACACGCGGGCGTCCATGCGGTCGGGCGACGGCTGGCCGGGCACCCACGTGGCGCACTGGTCTTCCAGGGCCGGGAGAAAGCCGACGTGGTGGACGCGGTGTTGCTCGTCGAGGGCGGCGATAGGCTCGGCGCGGGTATGCTTGCCGCGAGAGGCGCTCACCGCGCGGAAGGTGATGCGGGGCGTCGGGCGGCGCTTCTCGCGGTGGAGCTTCTCGGCGGCGCTCTCGACGACGTAGCGGACCATGGCGCCGCCGTTGTTGACCTCGCCCACGATGGAGTCGGCCTTCACCTCGTCGTGGAGCAGCACCGCGCGCTCACCCCACTCGGCGGGCGAGAGGCGCTCGCTCCGATCGGCGAGCACGTAGCCCTCGCCGCGGGAGTCGACGCCGGCGGCGACGATGCCTGTCTCCGCGCCTGGCGCTGCCTCGTCCTCGTCCGTCGGCGGCTCGCTCGCCTGGGGGTCGACGGCGACGACGATGCGGGCGAGGTCCGGCGCCACACGCACGCGGTTGGTATCGAAGAGCGAGAGCGTCCAGAGGGCGCCGGGGGTGTCGGAGAGCAGCTCGGCGAAGAGCTCCTGACGGCCGAGGCGGGTCCCCTCGTACTTCCGACGGAGGCGGTCGAGGAAGGATCGGGCGAGGTTGGCGGCGTTGTCGTAGGTCGACCCGTGGGTCACCTTCACCGCGGGGTCGCGGAGGAGCTCGCGCATCACCGGGGTGGTGCGGGGCGTCGTGGTGATGATCCCGCGCGGAGAGCCGAGGCGGAGGCCGAAGGCGGCCTGGTCCCAGGTCTCCTGCTGGTACTTCCACGCGCCGAGCTCGTCAGCCCAGATCGTGTCGTGCTGCGGGCCGCGGAGGCGCTCGGGCTCATCGGCGCTGAAGAGGGTCGCGGTCGCGCCGTTCTTCCAGGTAAGGCGGCGCTTCGAGGGCTCGTAGTCGGGGCGGTCCCAGGGCGGGGAGTTCTTGAGGATCGACCCGGGCCCCAGCTCCACCATCGTGTCGCGGGCGTCGGCGGCGGTGGGGCCGATGAGCGCGATGGCGCGGGCGCCCTCAGCGACCCGCATCCTCACCCACTCGGCGCCAGTGCGCGTCTTCCCGAAGCCGCGGCCCGCCTTCACCAGCCACCAGAGCCAGTCGCCCGGCGGCGGGAGCTGAGCGTCGCGCGCCCAAACCTGCCAGTCGTAGGCGAGGGCCTCAGCCGTCTCGCGCGGGAGGCTCTGCAGAAGCGCCGCCGCCGCCGTTGGCGACAGGCTCTTGAGCGAGGCCCGCAAGGCGCGCGGCGAGGGTGACGCGAGCATCTTCGAGGGGCTGTCCACCGGAGGTGATGTCGACGGCGACCGGAGCGGCGACGCCGCCGAGCGTGGCGAGCTCGTGCAGCGCGCGGGTGAGGGCGTTGGTCGCCGCGGCAAGGTCCTTGGTGCTCGTCGACCGGGCCGCGGCCGCGTCGAGTCGCTTCGTGGACCGCTGCACCCGGGCGAGGATCGCGGGGACGGCCTGCGCGATCTCTTCCCGAAGCGCCGAGGTCACCTGCGCGCTGGTGTGCTTCTCGCTCGCTGCCCGGAGGCGCTGCACCGCGAGGCGCGAGACCGGGCACCCGTGGGCCTCGCCGAGCCAGCGCGCGACCTCCGCGCAGGTGTGCGGGCGGAGCGTGTCGGGGTTGGCCTCGGCGAGCCGGGCGAGGGTCGCGGCGTGCAGCCGCGCGGGGATGGTGCGGGAGCGGGAGGGCGTCGAGGCCCGCGGGGCGCGGGCGGGCATGGGCTCAGGCCTTGGCGTTGGGGCCGAGGATCGCCGTGACGAGCTCGTCGCCGAGCGTGCGCGCGGCCTCGAGGTAGCGGTTGCCGACCGACGGCGAGCGGCCGCGGATGGTGCTCTCGGCCTTCGCCTCCACCGTGCGGTGCAGGTCGAGGAGGGCGGACACGACCATCGCGTCCTCGGGACGGGCGCGGCGACGCTCGAAGGCGGGAGGCTCCGGCGCGGGCGGCGCGGGCTTGCGCTGGCCCTTCTCGGGCTTCGCGGTGTCGGTGGCCTGCTCGGCGGGCGTCGGGTCGGTGGGCTCAGGCATCGTCGATCTCCGGGATAGCGCGGGCCAGCTCCGCGCGGGTGATGGTGTAGCTGGGCTCTCCGCGGGCGCTGCGGACGCGCTCGACGCGGGGGGTGCCGTGCTGGTGCCAGGAGGCGAGGCGGCGACGGGCCGTGCGCGTCGAAACGCGCAGCGCGCGCGCCACGGCGTCGACCCCCAGACGTACCTCTGCCGGTGACATCACGGGCTTGGTGTCCGGTATGGGATCACGCGACAGCGCGACTGTCAAGTCGCCAGTGCATCCCAGGCCGCGCAGGCCTCGTCGAGCACCCGCGATCCCCACACCCGCGCGCGCTCGTACCCGTTCGCCTCGTCGGCCTGCCACGACGCGAGCCGCTCAGCGTCGGCGACTGCGTGGGCTACAGCGACCGCGAGGGCCGCGTAGCCGTGAGCCAGCGTCCCGCGGGGGCGGAGGTACTCCAGCGCGGCCCGCGCGCGGACGCTCTGGACGCTCGCGATGCGTCGCACCACCACGCCCGCGGCGTCGCCCGCCACGTCGCGCTGGAAGGCTCCCCGCGGCGCGTCCACGTCCCATGGCGCCCGGGCCGTCGTGCGAGGCGCCAGCGAGGCGCCCTTGCCCTCCGCGGGGGCGGTGAGCGGGTCGTCGGCGCCGGGGCCGTGGGGCCTCAGCTCCGCCAGCAGGCGCCGCACGCGGGCCACCTCGGGGGCGTCGCGCCAGATGCGCGCAGGGGGCCGCGAGGGCGGGGCGATCGTGCCGACGGGCGCGTCGAGGCCGGGCCGCTGCGGCACGCCGGTGGTGGGCTCCGGGGTCTCGCGGGGCCACCGGGCGTCGTCCGCGCCGTGCCAGGTGCCGCAGACGCACTGGAGGAGCCCTGCGCCCGCTGCGAGGGCCGCGGAGGGGCAGTGGGGGCAGAGGTCGCCTGCGTTCGCCTGGGGTCGCTCAGCCACGGGGCGCCTCCTGGTGCGAGCCGTACCCTTGCGGGGTCGTCGCAGGGTACAGACAGGGAACACCGCAAACCCCTTCCCTGTAGCCTTTGTACCCTTGTTCCCTTTGTTCCCTTTGAATAGTAAAGAGTATATAGAGGGAAAAGGGGTCTATAGGGCGCGCAGAAACGCAGGGAACAAGGGTACAAGCCCGCGTTTCACGCGTTCCCTTCGCGTTCCCTTCCCGTTCCCTGTCGCCCCCTTGAGGGAACAACCGCTGTTTTCCCAGCATTTCACGACGGCATGTCATCGTCAGCCCCCGGGTGATCTCCGAACGCTCCGGGCGCCCGCTGCGTCAACGTCGGCGCGTCGGGATCTTCAGGCCTGAACCAGCACCACACCGGCTCCCCCTTTGTGCCATCCCTGAACGGCCGGTGCTTCCGCCGCTCCCACTTCGCCTTGCGGAGGATGCGCCCCACCCGCGTCTGGCTGTGCTTGTCGTGGTCCTTGACCGGGACGTCCAGCGCGCCCTTGAGCACCTCGGCGGCGGTGAAGTCCTCGCCCTGGGTCTTCTTCACCCACCGCAGCACGGCGGGCGCCCAAGGGTCGTCGCTGGTGTGGCGGTCGGCGTCCTCGGCGCGGCCCTCCTCGTCCTCGGCGCCCAGCCACCACGGCTCCCCGGCCTCGAAGGCGGCCCGGGCCTCGGCCCAGAGCTGGTCGCGCCATGCGGTGAGGGTGTCGATCGCAAGCGACCCGACGCACCGCACGCACCAGAAGCGCCGCGACCCGGTGTCGTCGTCGAGGAAGACGTCCTGGTTCGTCGACCCGACGAGCACGCAGGCCCGGGGCACCTCGACGATGCTCCGCCCGTACGGCGGCCGAAAGCGGTCGAGCCTCGAGCTCAGGAAGCTCTTGATCTCGTCCGCGCCGCGGCGCCCGGTGACGCGCTCGATCTCCCCCCACTCGATGCCCCAGCTCCCCGCGAGCTGCAGGAAGGCGTCCTTGCTGCTCAGGTCGACGTGGGTGTCGGTGAACCACTGCCCGAAGAGCACCTGGTAGAAGGTCGACTTCTTCGCGCCCTGCGGCCCGACGAGCACGAGCATCGTATCCAGCTTGCAGCCAGGCTTCATCACCCGGGCCACGGCGCCAACGAAGAACCGCCGCGCCATCACCGCCGCGAGGGGCTCCGCGGCGCCGAGGATCGTGCCGGCCACCGCGTCGAGGCGCGGGACGCCGTCCCACACCACCCGGTCGAGGTACTCCCGCACCGGGTGAACGCGCCGCTCTTCGGCGACGGTTTGCATGGCGCTTCGAAGGAGCTCGCCGCCGAAGGCCACCCCCATCTCCCGCTCGCACCGCTCGCGGATCCGCCCGATGGTCCCTTCCGTGATGGGCTTCCCCTCCCACGCGGGCCCCTGCACGAGCTCGTCGAACACCAGCCGCCCCGCGCACCAGGGCGCCGACCGCAGCACGGTGCAGGCGTTGGCGAAGGTGGGCGCGGGCCGCCCCCGGTGCATCGTCAGCTCGCGCTCCCACTCGCCGAGCACCCGCGCGGCCTCGCCCGTGGGCTTCGCCGTCCCCCAAGCCCGCGCCGCCGCCGCCGGGTCGCGGGTCATCTCCAGCAGCCACGCCGGGAGGTCGCGCACGGGCGTCGTCGCCGCGTGGGCCTCGCGCTGCCAGCGCATCGTGACGCCCCCGCGCGAGCTGGGCGGGATCACCTCGCGCCCGACGGCGAGCACCGAGACCCCGGGCACCGACCCGTGCAGGTTGACCGCGTTGGGGAGCCCCATCGCGTCGAGGCCTGCGGGGCGGCGGAACACCCGCACCGTCCGCGGGTCGCCGCCCCTGGGCGAGTCCTGGTAGCGCGGCGCCGGCGGGAGCTCGCCGTGGGCGCCGACGAGGCGACTGAGGTTGGATTCCCCCAGCTTTCCCGTCGCCACCACCACGACGAGCTCGCCGAGCTCGAGCGCGAGCCCCGCGGCGTCCTCGACGACGCCCGCCCACCCCTTGGACAGAAGCACCTCCCGCACCGTCTTCGTCGGAAGGTCGCCGAAGGGGTCGGCCTTCACCGTGATCTCGCGCACCGCTGCCATCATGCTCCGCTCCCGCTCGCGTCCCGTCGCGCATCACGCCGCGCGATCTCCAGCGCCCGCAGGTGCGGGATGCCCTTCAGCTTCGAACACGGCGAATCCCACCGACCCGCGTAGCGGATGCTGGGCCGCCACCCGGCGCGGGTGAGCTCGTCAGCGACGTCGTCCGCGCTCATGACGCCCACCGCTCCAGGTAGAGGCCGCGCCCCACGGCCCACGCTTCGACGTCGTCAGGCCCGATCGACTCGGCGCTGCTCACGGCCTCCCACGGCACCGCGTAGGTGGTGTCCACGTCGTGGCCGAGCTCGCGCCGGCGGAAGCGCACGACCAGCAGCGCCACGCCGCCCAACTTCACGCAGCGGGTGAGGGCCGCAGCCTGGTGCGGCTGCACGCCCCCACGCTGCTCGCTCTTCGGGCGCAACGCCAGCCGGTGGCGCCCGGCGCTCTTCGCTTCGACCGCGAGGGCCCCGCCACCGCGCAGCACGCCGCGATAGTCCGGGCCAGAGCGCGCGACGTAGCGCAGAGCGCCGCCAACGATCGTGGCGCGCGGGTGCAGGTGCTCCACGTCGGCGACGCCGAGGGTGCGCGCGAGCTGGTGCTGCTCGTCGAGCCACGACTCCAGGTCGGCGCCCGACGCCTGCGCGGCCCGCGCGGCGGCGGTTCGCTCCGCCCGCTCGGCGCGCGCTGCCATCACCGCAGGGGCGTCGTCGCCCGCAGCGGCGGCCACGAAGACGTTGAGGGCGCGCAGCCCGGCGTTGCCCCGAAGGGCCTGCTCGGCGGTGACGGTGCGGCTCACGACGCGTCTCCGTCGCCCGTGAGGGCGTTGCCGTGGCGGTCGATCGGCCACACATCAGCCTCGTCGTCGATGGTGATGTCCAGGTCCGTCGGGCGCGTCGCCAGATCGCTCACTCGCCACGCGGACGAGGACAGGCCCTCCGCGGCGACGAGGGCGTCGGCGGGGGAGTCGGCCTCGACGTCGACATACGCCGACGCAGGCACCAGCACGGGGGTCGCGACGCGGTACCTCATCGCCGCCCCCTGACCGCCTCGCGGGCGACGCCGAGGGCCGCGCACGTCGATCCCCACGACGCCGCGAGGGAGAGCGCGCAGAGGGCGACGAGCGCCCAGGCGAGGTCTCGGCCGCTCACGACGCGCACCCCCCGCAGAAGCACCGCAGGTGCCCGCCGCGCAGCTCCTGCCACACCTCGGGGCTGCTGCCGTAGGAGTGCCCGCACGCGCAGTGCTGGCGGGTCGAGACGCCGCCGACGCCCACACGCGCGACGGGGGCAGCGACCACGGGGGCAGCGGGGAGCTTCGTTGCCACGACGGGCTCCCGCCGCGCGGGCCGCGTGAAGAGCTCGCGCACCAGGGAGTTACGCGGCATCGCGCGCCTCCATCGGCCGAATGCTCCCGTCGTCGTTGAGCACGCCGCAGGGCTCCGAGGGGACGTGTCCAGCGGCGACGAGCGCGCAGTACACCAGCTCCTCCGCCTCGCGCATGAGGCGGGCGACACGGGCGCGGGCGGCGTCGTTCGGCGCACGCTTCGCGACCTCGATGGCGAGGCGGCGCAGCGTGGCGATGGCCAGCCGCGTGAACGCGGGCAGCTCGACGACGGGCGTCCCGGGCGTCATCGGGCACCTCGCGCGAGCAGCACCGCGTGACCGGCGCCAGCGAGCAGCATCAGGAACCCCGCGCCTGCGACCGTGGCGGCCCCCTCGCCGCCGCCGTGCACCGCGGCGTCGCAGCCTGCAAGCGCAACGAGCGTACCGACGGCCACCGTCGCGAAGCACCCGAAGCGGCACACCGCGTCGAGAAGCGAGCTGCGCGGCATCATCGCCCGCTCCGATCGGCGGAGAGCGTGAGGCCCGCACCTTCGCGACGGCCGCAGCGGAGCTTGTGGGGCTGCGCGTCGGTCGAGAGGCGCCCGCACTCGGGGCAGGGCGCACCCGCCAGCGACCCGCACCGCGGCACGCGGCCGGGCACCAGCGCGTCCAGCTCGAGGCCGAACACCGCATCGACGCGGCCCGTCGCCGTGGGCACCCACGCGAGCCGGAGCCCGCAGACGTCGCAGGTGAACGTCGGCGCCTCGCGGTAGCGGACGCTCGTCCCGTCGCGCTCGACGAGGACGTCCGCGCGGGCGTCATCGAGGCGGAAGGTGCAGCCGGGGCGCTTCATCGGGCGCTCCGCTGCGCGAGGTCAGCGAAGCCTTGCGCGATCGCCGCAGGCAGGTCCACGCGCAGGGCGTCGGCGAGGGGCGCCGCGGCGCCGGGCTCCACGTCGAGATGCAGCACCACCTGCACGCGTCGCGAGGAGGAGGCCGCGCACTTCGCGAGGGACACGCGGCGGATCACGCCGCGGCTCCGGGCGCCTCGGCGACGTCCGCAGGGGCGGGCTGGGCGTTGGCGGCGGCGAGGTCGTCGGCGACCCATCCTCCCGCGAGCACGGCCCCGCCTGTGTGCGCTTCGATCGCGGCGCGGTTGTCGGGACCATCGGCGCGCGGGACGATCGCGCCGCGGCGCCAGTTGTGGACGGTGGTCGGGGTGACGCCGAGCGCGGCGGCGAGAGCGGCGGCGCGCCCGCGCTCGGCGTCGCACCACGCGTCGAGGGCCTGCGCGGCTGGTGAAAGGGTCATGGTCGTGATGGTTAGCTAACCGCAACCGAAACGTCAACTAACTTTCGCGCGTACAGTCCGCCAACCCCAACGGAGGCCCCGATATGTACGAAGTCATGGCCAGAGGCAAAGGCGTCCCCGTCCACGTCAACGAGTACCTGCGTGACTGGCTGGCCCGAGAGTGGCTGGCGAAGGGACACACGCAGCAGGAGCTCGCGGACAAAGCCGAGGTGAACAAGACCACCGTGTCTGACTTCAGGAACGGCAAGCGCGGCGCAGGCTACGACCTCTTCGTGGCGTTCGCGCGTATCCTCGGGCGGAGCCGCGACGACATTGAGCAGGAGGCGCTCGATTGGTGGCAGGCCCGGGGGAACACCGTGGAGCAGAAGAAAGACCCGCACCCCAACCGCGCCGCCGCGCTGGAGTTCCTGCGCGGCGATGTCCCGTCCGAGGTCATCGACCGCGTGCGTGCCGTGACGATCGACGCGACCGGCGACCCGTCGCGCGCTTGGTGGGTCGCTCGGATCATGTCCGAGGCCGACATCTACCGCGCGCGGAAACCCTAGAAAACAAGCGGCCAAAGAAAAGTTAGCTAAACACTCTTGACGGCGAAGTTGTGGTTAGCTAACTTCCCTCTCGTCCCCCCCGCACTCCACGCGGCGGGACGGGAGCTATCCGTGATCGACGCCGACGACATCCGCCCCTGCACGCCGCTCCTCCCCCCGGAGCCGACCCTCGCCGACCGCGCCCTCCTCGACGCGTGGTGCGATGACCTCCTCGACGAGGCCCGCGAGGCCGTCGACCGCGAGGCGACCCCCGACGCGTTCGCCGACGACGGCACGCTCCACTACGGCCGCCTGCCCGGCGACGACGTCGACGCGTTCAACCCCTGGATCATCGCCCGCGCGCCCGTCGCGCCCGTGCAGGTGCTCCCCGCGCCCGTCACGTCGGTCTACCCCGGCGCGCTCGTGCGCGTCCGCTCGTGGGTGACGCCGTGAGCGCCGCCGAGGGTCTCCCGCCCTGGGCCGAGCACAAGCACGGCGAGACGCGCCCGACGCCGCGCCGCCCCGCGCGCATCGTGATCCCCTGCGCCGGCCGCGAGCTCGCCCGCGTCGCCCTCGCGGGGATGCGGGCGCAGGCCAGCAACAACCCCGCGCTCGCCGCGCTGCTCGCCGCCGCGGTGATCGAGGACTAGCAGCGTCGGAGGGGCTGGCGGGGCGCGCCGATCTTCCCCGCGCGGCACAAGCCCCCCGTGCCTCACCCGCCGCCCCCTCGGGCGCTGCAACGACGACCACGAAGGAGATGACGATGGACGACAAGAGCATCACGAAGGGCGCCCCCGCGGCGCTCGCCACCACCCCCAGCGACGCGCACCTCGACGCCGCCGTCGCGGAGTCGCTGGTGGTCCGCGGCGACGTCTCGGGCCTGAAGCCCGCGCAGAAGACCGCGCTGTACCTCGCGACGTGCAAGGGCCTCGGCCTGAACCCGCTCGCGCAGCCGTTCGCCTTCCTGAAGCTCAGCGGCAAAGAGGTGATGTACGCGGGCCGCGGCTGCACTGACCAGCTCGCGCGCATCCACCACGTCACCCGCGAGGTCATCGACGGGCCGAAGCTTATCGACCTCGGCGGGACCAAGCTCATCTACTGCGTCGCGCGCGCCACGCTGCCGAGCGGCCGCTTCGAGACCGCCACGGCAACGCTCCCCTTCAACG